ATGAACGACTACGACTCCACTGCTGACATCATGCCCTCGGTCGGTGACGACATTCTGGTGCCCGTCCACCAGGGCGGCTCGCGCACAACATTCTTCCCCGACCAGGTCATCACTGTCTCGACGAATGAATACGTCGAGATGATCATGTTGCGGCAGGAGTTCATCGTCCGCGCGCAGAAGGGCGTCGTCCTCGAGACGCGCGACGACAAGGTGCGCGTGGATTTCACGCCTCAGGGGTTCAGGCCCGAACAGTTCGATATCGGACACGTTCGCATGGTGCCGCAACCAGCCATGGATATGGCGTTTACTATCCTTGCGCAGCAGATCGAGGCCGGCAACCTGGACGCCGCGCTCGTAATGCAAAGGTTGCAATCCATGATAGACGTGGACAAATAGGGTAATGCCCCAGAACCGGACCACGATGACGCAGGCTACAGCTTTCGCTGTAGCTATGGCGGCAGGGGCAATGCCTTGCGTAGCCGCGCACGCTGGCGTCGCCGGTGCTCCGCAGGTGATATCGCTCAACGATTTTCGAGCGCTGAAACAGTCCTCGGCCTGGAGCGTGCTGCGCGCCAAGCTGAGCCGATGGAAGTCACTTCCGCTGGATTGGGATGGCGACGATGGCATCGCCCCGTCTGATTTCACGATCGAGGCGAGCCACGTAATCCTGAACGAACTGGAGAGCGTGTCCGCACCAGCGCCGACCGCTGGTGTCTCCGGCGACGGCGAGGTTATGTTCGAGTGGGTAAAGGGTGATGGCTATGCGTCCATTTCCCAGACCGACGATGGGCACATCATCGCCTTCTTGCGAGAGCCAGGTCTGGATCAGCCCTTGCGTATCGACGAGCCCTTCGCTGTGGACGCCCTCACCCCTTTCTTGAACCGAATCGGGGCTTTCGTTTAGGTCTCGATCCATGACGTGGACCGTGCGGCCTGATGACGAACCTTGTTGCGGCGAAGCGCCCGGCCTCGTGCGCTGCGAAGAAGATATCGCTCGCCTGATTCATTCCAAGATCGACGATCCCGACGTGCTGGCATTCACGCGCAAGGATTTGACGGGTCATGGCATCCCGAACCCGAGCAATGTCTGCGGTCAGGCTGATGGGTGTTCTGTCGACAGAGTGGTCGATCTGGATGACGACGCCCTAAGGGCGAGATCGCAGCAGCAGGCGGCAAAAAGAGAAGGGCGAACGGCCAAGGGGGCGTGGATCGCCAACGTTGCTGCTCTTAGGACCATTAAGCACCCCGCCGCCCCTGAGGGCGCAGTGCGGGTGTACGACGATCCGATGCCGGACAATGATCGCCACGCTGTGCTGAGAGTGTCGGCTGCGATTCCCCGCACTGATTTCAACGAAATGCGTCGGGCGATCATCGCTGCGTTCGACAGGCGCGTAGCCTAGCCGCCGATCAGTCGTTCGCTCGCCTGTGCCAGCGCATCGTCGGCTTCGGGGTCGGACCACAGGTGGCCGTACAGATCCATCGTCAGCTGCAGTGTGGCGTGACCCAGCAACTCCTGGACCTTCTTCGGCCGCAGGCCCTGGTCGATCCAGAGGCTGGCGGCGACGTGGCGCAGGGTGTGCGGGCCGAAGGCTAGTACGGGGCGGTTCTTGCCCTTGCTGTCGGGCAGCATCTGGACCAGGCCCGCGCGGCGCATGAGCGGCAACCAGCAATGGCGGTGGAACTCGTTATAGCTCCACACGCCCGTGGCAGTGTTGCTGCCGATTGGGGGCGTCGGGTTCGGCAAGAGCCGCCCTGCGACCCGGCGCGGCTGCCGGCGGCCGTCGACGTGCTCGAACGGCGCGACCGGTCCTCGCGCTAGTCGCCACGCCCGGACGGCAAGGGCCGCGCCCTCCCCGATCGGAACATCGCGGCGCCCCTTCTCGGACTTCGGCGGATCCAGCGTCCGATAGTGACGATCGAGGCGTTCGCGGATCTTCACTTTGCCGCCGCCCCCTGCACCATGACCCGGGCGGACGGTGATGGCGTCGTCAGCCAGGCCCAGCAGCTCCGAGGCGCGAAGTCCCGCGAACATCAGCAGGCGCACGACCATGGTGTCGCGTGCGGGCGTTGGCCCTTCTGCAGCGGCGCGCAGCAGCTTGGCGAGAACCTCTTTCGGCGGGATCTCGAACGCGGGCTCCGCCTCGCGGCCGACACCGTCGCGCTCGACCTCGCAGGCCTGGGCCGGATTGGTCAGCAGCCACCCGCGACGCATGCCGAACTTACACCAGGTCACGTAGGATCTGCGGATCGAGCGGGCGAGGTTCGTCGATCCCGTGCGGGCCACCAAGTCGTCAAGCGACGCCTGTATGGTCGGCGTGCGCAGCTGGGCGAGTCGGGTTCGTGCGAGGGCTGGATCGGCTTTCAGATGCTGGTCCAGGGCAGTCTGATAGCCGTCGCGCGTGACGGCCTGGCGCTTGCCGAGCCGGACCAGGCTGTCGAAGTAGGCGATATGGGCCTCGGCCAGTTCGGCGAAGGTCATGGCCGTCGAGCCGCCTACGCGACCGGCCGAGACCTCGGCAAGCCACGCCGTCGCCTCGCTCTTGCGGGGGAAGTTCTTCGACTGCCGCGCACCATCGGGGGCCGTCCAGACGGCGCGCCAGCTGAAGGGCACGGAGCCATCCTTGCGCGGTCGGTGCTTTGTCTTGTGAACGCTGGCCATCGTCTATCTCTCCGGAGCGGCATAGAGGCACACCCCGACCTCGCCGTCACGCCCTGGCAGCTTCGGGCGTCCACGACAGAGTCGAGGGATCGCGCTGCCAGGCGTCCAGTTCGTCGGTGAAGGCATAGATGCCCAGGCCGTCTGCCTTGCGGATGGGGACGCGCCACCCGCGCTCGCGGGCCTGATAGACCCAGCGTTCGGGCTTTCCGATGTAGCGCGCGATCGCGGCGGCACCTTCGAGGCGGTGGGTGTCAGACATGTGCGCCTCCCTGGCTGAGGGCCGCCCGCCCCCGGGGTCGCAGCGCCAGCGCCTTCACGGCCAGGTCGGCCGGTGTCATCCGGCTTATCAGGGCGTCCCGAGAGAGCGGCGGGGTTGCGGGCGTGACCCGGGAGGGGCTGGCCGGCCGGTCGGGATCTGACATCCGATAACCGAGGCGGATGGCGTATTTGCTGACCACTGCCTTGTCGCGCTGCAGGACGTGCGCGAGATCCTCCAGGCCTGCGCCCGTCCGCCAGGCGGTCACGATCAGGGCGGCCTCGATGTCCTCCCAGGGCCGGTGATAGCCGTGCTTCAGACCCAGATGGGCGGCGCGCTGATAGACGGCGCGGACGCCGCGACCGAGCCGCGCGGCGAGCGCCGGCGTCGAGGTGGCTCCGTATTCGCGCCGCAGCGTCGCCTCATCTTCGGCGGTCCAGACCGGCTCGGTCAGCCAGCCTGCGGTCTTCTCATGGGTGCCCTGCAGACCCAGTTCGTCGGCACGCCAGCGCAGCGAGCCCGGCTTGCGCTGCAGATCGCGCGCCAGCTGGCGCAGGTTGTCGCCCTGGGCATAGGCGAGACGAAGGCGGTCATCTTCCTCGGCCGTCCAGCGCCGTCCCCATCCTCGGCTGTAACCGATCAGGCGAATCTTCATGCCGAACCCGACCTTGCTGCGCGCGGGGAAACCTTCGGCGATCAGCTGGGCGCGGATGGCGGCATAGCGCTTGCCGGACTGCGCCAGCTCGAGGGCGCGGGCGACCTCTTCATCCGACCATCCCGCCGGGTGATTGGCGTGGCGCACGCCCATGTCGCTGCCGTGCGTCCGGATTGCCGCGACCGTGCGGCCGATCATCCGCTCGAGGTCGGACACCGGAATCCCCGCCTCGTAGCCGGCGCGAAGCTGGGCGTCTTCCCAAGGGGTCCAGGCCGGTTCTCCGGTCCGCGACAGACCCAGCAGGCGGGCGCGATTGTAGAGGGCGGGAATGCCGCGCCCCAGATCCCGCGCCAGATCGGCCGTGGCCTCGTCCCCGTACCGCTGCGCCAGTTCCTCGTCTTCCAGGGCGCTCCAGGGCCGGGTGGAATTGCGTCGCAGGCCGAGGTCCTGGATGCGCTGACGCGTCGCCGGCAAAGTGCGGCCCACCAGGCGCGCGATGTCACGCAGGGCGATGTCGGATGCGAAGGCCGTTCGCAGCGCCGCATCCTCTGACGGCAGCCAGGCGTTGGCCCGAAAGGCGACCTCCCGCAGCTGACCTACGGCGGCGGAAGGCGGCGTCCAGGCTACCAGTTCGACGATGTCGAAGTCCTGCATCAGGCCAGCCCCACCACGGGTGTATCGGAGGTCTTGAGACGCAGGCGAGCCGAGAGACGCGCAATGCGATCCTCGCCGCGCGGCATGGTGTCGGCGGCCGCGACCGAGGCCAGCAGGTCCAGCCCATCGTGCACAACGTCGAGGGCCACGGAAAGGTGGCCGGCCAGGTCCTGGCAGGTCGTGGCGTTGGGCGCGATGCGGCGCAGGGCGTCGAGGATCCGGACGGCGGTGCCGGCGGCGGGGTCGAGCAGGAAACCGTCCAGAGCCCGACCTCCCCGCTGGGCCGTCAGCTGGCTGCGCGACGATGAGCCGGTCTCGCGTAGAGCCGCGAGATCCAGCATGCCGGCAGCAGTCTCGGCCGAAGTGTCCGAAGGTCCGATTAGGTCTGGGGTCGCGCCCAGGTGGGGCGTAACGGACAGGTTGATCTGGGCCATGACCGCGCGCGAGCTGAGCGCAGGGCCGATGGCATAGAACTGGCCCGCCGCGAGGCGGCGCAGATCGTCAGCCCGCTGGCTGCCGAAGCCTAGGAGGTCGGCGGCGCGTGCAACGTCGCGGTCGAAGACGTTGAGGCCGATCAGGACGTTCTGCAGCTCGGACACGACAGAGGCCGCCAGCTTGGCCAGGCGCTGCGTGGCGATTACCGGGGCGACGCCGCGCTTGCGGCCCCGGGCACACAGGTCGGTCAGGGTGGCGACGCCGAGGCGGCGGGTCTCGCCGTCGCGGGCAGACGCTGCCATGTGCGGGGCCAGCAGGTGGGCTTCGTCGACGGCGACCAGGACGGTATTGGCCCAGTCCTCGCGCGGAGCCTCGGTCAGGCCGGTGAAGAAGGCGGCGGCCTTGGTGATCCGTTCGTCCGCGCCCAGGTCGCTGAGGTCCAGGTGAAGCGGCAGCCGGTTGTGCCTGGCGCGGATGGCAGCGGCGGTCAGCCCCTCGGCCGAGATCTCGACAGCATGGATGGTGGTCGCCCCGATGTGGGCCGCCAGGTTACCGAACTCCCCCTCCGGATCCACGATCATGCAGGTGACATAGTCGAAGGCCTCTTCCACGATCACGCGCAGCAGCTGGCTCTTGCCCGCTCCGGACGATCCCTGGATGAGCATCCGTCCCGCGAGCAGGCGGTCGAGGTTCAGGGACAAATCGGCCTGGCCGACCTTGCCGATCGGCAGGATGGCGACGGTCATGCCTTCCACCTCTGCGCTTGTGATTTCGCCACGCCTCGTGGCAACTGTGTTTCATGGAAGGATCGTCCGTCACCGATTGGCTGCAGACCGGAACCGGCGCCTTGGCGCTGCTCCTGTCGATCATCAGTTTGTTGTGGCAGTGGTCGAGTTCTCGGCCGAAGCGAGCCGAAGTGCTTCGATTGAACGCCGAAACCCCAGTCGCTGGGATTTGGGAGCTGTCCGTCAGCGTCGAGAATGCTGACAACGGCACCCAGCTCATGTGCCATCTTCACCTCAAGACGAAAGGCGGCGGTCTGTTTTTGCCGGACCTGCTTGGATATCTTTCGGACAACACCTCTCCGTATGTGTTGATGATGCCCTCCAAAGATTGGGCTAGTGGATTTGGCCTGGCGACTGGCAACAACATGTCGGTCGCGATGCGACATGATCGTCAGTCGGGACGTGCCGGCGCGACCTTTGGAGTAGCGTGGCCGGGCTCGGTTGTGCCTGCCTATGCGGAGGTCGAGATACGGATCACCGCTGGCGATCTCAAACGCCCTATCATCACGGAACGACGAAAGATCGGTCCAGCGCAGGGCTAAAAGGTGCCGCCTGACTCCATCGAGTGTCATGGCTGGACTCCAGCGTCCTTCAAGTGAGTGGGATCGATGTCGAAGAGGTCGGCGATGCGGCGCAGCGGCCATCCGGCGCGGCGGAAGGCCTGGGCCCAGTCGACAAGTCGGGGGCTGCGGCCCGGGATGGGGTCGAGCGCCCTCATGCGGCCCGCTCCCGGTCGCCGTCGAGGCGGGCCAGGGTGTGGAGGCCCTGCGGTGTCGTGATCCAGCCCCAGGGCGGCATCTTCTGGACCAGCTGCGCATCGGCCATGTCCATCAGAGCGCGCCTGACCTTCCGGCGCTCGACCTTGTGTGGATAGAGCTTCGGGTCGGTCGCGCGCACCAGCTCGCCGAGATTGGCGGGGCCGGTATGAAGGGCGGACAGCAGGCGATGCCAGCGTCCGCCGGAAACGGCCTGGCCCTGCCTCGGCCTGGTGGCGGGGGAAAGCGTCGTCATGTCGATCACGCCGTCCGCCGATCAGCCTGGGCGTTGCGCTGGGCTTGGCGACGGGCGTCGCGGAGGGCCGGGTCGAGCATTTCGCGGCCCCTGCCCTTCAGCCAGGCATAGCCGAGGCTGACGTCGCGGTCGTTGGACATGTCCAGACGCCAGACCTGGACGCCGCGGTGGAGGCCGTCGACGCCGGCGAACTGCAGGTCCTCGACCTCTTCCAGCTGCAGGGCGCAGTTCTCGCTGCGGCGGTCGATGTGTCGGGCCAGGGACTGGATGTCAGAGAAGACGACCGGCTTGGTGACTGGGTCCAGGCGTGCGAGGAAGGCGAAATGGGCTGTATCGACCATGGGATGTGTCCAGGCTGAGCCGCGTGTGGCGGCGAGTGTCAGGGAGTGGCCCGCAGCGGCGAGCGCGGGGATGGATTCGAACCAGGGGCGGGGCATCAGCGCGCCTCTGCCACGGGAGAGACCCGGGCCTCGGCCTCGAGCGTCCGGACGGCCGCTCGGGCGATGGCTTCGCGCTCTTCGGCTTTCCGGCGGGCAGCGCTGGCCGGGGCATTTCGGGCGGCGATGCGGGCATGCTGCAGGGCCATGCCCCGGGCCCAGTCGACCTGGGCGCTGAGGGTGGGGCGACGCATCACTGCGCACCCACGACGTGGTTGATGGCGCGGACGACCAAGATTTCCAGTGCACGAACCCGCTCGTCCGGAAGGTCGTTGTGTTCGTCGATGGTCAGGGTGGTGAGGGTGAGACCGTCGGCGTTGCGGAGGTTGACCCAGCCGTCGCTGTCGACTGCTGCCGACAAGACGCCGAGCATGCCGAAAGATTCTGCATCAGCCAGTCCACCAGCGACGAACCCTGTGGCAACCGAGTCCTGGACCGACTTGAGCAAGGCTTCATCGGCCGTGACCTGTTCGGACGTTCGGTCCCAGGGGTCGCGGTCGAGATCTCCCTGGATGCGCGAGGGGGTGGCGAGCGGGTCTGGTCGGGCCTGTGCGCCATCGGGGGCCGGGGCGTCTGCAGGTGTCGTTTCCGGCTTGCGCGCCCCTCCCCCGCTGTTCGACTGGCGCTTGTCCCAGCCCAGGGCGAAACGGCGATCCTGGGCCCGGGTGGCGTTCGGGCAGCGGACGCCCTTGACGACCAGCGGCCCTGCCTGGGCATCGACCGACGCAGACGGGGACTGGGGCGAGGCGGCGAGCATTCAGCCCTCCTCGTGCTGCAGCATGGCGGCACAGAAGGCGTGGTGGCGCTCCAGCCGGGCTTCCGCCTGCTGCGAGGCCATGACGAAGGCGTCGGCAAAGAGGCCCGCGCCACGAAGGTCGGTCTGGTTGCGAACGGTGGAGGCCAGAAGAACAGCCTGCAGGGTGTCCAGCACCCAGGCCGTGCCGTCGATCCGGATCCGGATGCGCGGATGGGCGCGCCCGTCCTCGATGACCACCACGCCGTCCAGGGCGAAGTCCCGCATGGGTCGGTTCATCAGCGCCTGCACGATGACGCGCTCGACGTCGTCGGCCGGGATCGGTCGTGCGGCCAGCAGGTCGCGCTGCAGGGCATCGGCCTGGGGCGTGAAGGAAAAGAAGTTTGGCATGGGCTCGGCTCCGCCGTTGAGGGGCGCCGCGCCGAAGGCTGTGTCGGAATGCTGCGTCGGCACCCCTCCACCCTCACGAAGAGCGGGGGTGGAGGTCCCCCGGCCAACGGCGCGGACGTCGGGACATTGTCGCGGTATTTCTACCGCGTCAAGCGTAAAACGGTAGCACTACCGTTTGTCGCATATGCGTGGCTTCGTCACCTTTGCCTCACAAGGGGTCTGGCTATGTTCGACAAACTGCTGCGAGCTTTGGGTGGTGGGTCCGTCGACGACCCACGTCCAGACGTTCCGGGGCGCAAAATTTCGCTGCCCGCTGTCGATATTTTCGAGACTCCGGTCGCTCCGTCGCCTCGACCTATGTCAGAGGAAGGGCCAAGCCCGCTTCAGGGGCGTGGTTTTGTTATCTGCTACGACGACAGCAGCGGCATATCGAGCGAGCGCAGGATTATCTGCCACCAAGTCTATTCGGTCGACGCACTAACCTATCTGAAGGCCCGGTGCCTTGAGCGCCAGGCATCCCGCACTTTCCGCGTTGACCGTATCCGTGAGGTGTACTGCAGCAAAACGGGCGAAAGCCTGGGCCTCCCTGCCGCTCTGTTTGTTTCTGACGTCACGCGAGAACAGCTGCCTCTGCCAGGCCCGGCCTATCGGGCAGCACAGCGCGCGCTCAGACTGCTGGTAACGATCGCCCGCGTCGATGGCCACGTTCACCCTGGCGAGCTGCGCGTGACAAGCGACTTCATACATGCCGCCTTACCTGGCGCTAAGCACCGGGCTGATCGGGAGAGCTTGGAAGATTTCGCCTATCGCGCCGCGCCTTCGCTCAGCGACTTCGCAGCAACTTTCGAACTCATGCTGCGGTACGACCGCCAGATTCTGCCGCTATTCCTTGCGACGCTTGGCCCGCTTGTCGAGGCTGACGGTGCTCAGGATGGGCAGGAAACGCAGCTCATCGTTGAGCTGATCAACCTTGCGAGCCTCCAAGGCATCGAAATCGAAGTCGTGTCTGACTAGCGCGGCGTCATGGTCTTGACCTTGGCAGCCCAGTCGACGGGCTGGTCCAGGATCGGCCCTTCGGTGTTCGAAATCAGGTGGAAGAAGCCGGTGCCGGCTGCCTTCTGTAGGCGTTTGACCAAGACCCGACCATCTGGAAGGCCGACGACGCAAAGGTGACCGATCAGGTCTGGCGTGACCGGCGTGCGCACGTCGTCGTAGAAGACCAGCCACTGGTCGAACAGCGGCCCGAGCGACTCGCCGCGGATCTCGCAAGCGACCGTGTCATCCGTGCTGCCGTCCGGCGCTGGTACCATATCGAAGGGCCCCTGCCCTTCGCTGAACATGATTGCCAGGGCTCCGGCTCCGACATAGCCGACCACTGGGACAGAATCGGTCGTACCATCTTCGCCTACCCCGTCGAGCAACCAGCCCACGGACGTTTTCAGCACGGGCGCGAGCGCTGCAACGGTCCGGGTGGACACGCCTTGGCGGCTTCCGTCGCGAGCTGCGCGCTCCATGTTGCGGATGGCATCGGCACTCAGCCCTGCGGCTTTCGAGGCCCCCTGGGCGGATAGATCAAGTTCCCGCAGCCGCGCGTGAACCCTTTTGACAACGTCATTCAAGGCCATGCGGTAGAATGACCGCGAGGGAAAAGAAGATGTAGCGGTAAGATCACCGTTGACGAACAAGGTAGAACTACCGCACACACGCGACATGGATGGAATCACACAGCTCGTCACGGTCGCGCGCGCCTACGCCGACGCCGAGAAGCTTGATCTGACCACGGTCAGCTGGCGGCTCTTTGGCGACAGCAAGAAGCTGCGGCATCTCACCCAAGGTCGGGACATACAGGTTCGCCGCCACGAGCAAGCCATGCGCTGGCTTTCCTCGAACTGGCCTTCTGACGCCGATTGGCCTGCTGACATCGCTCGCCCTCCCTCTGAAGGCTCCACAGTGGACGCCTCATCCGGTCATGGCGCCGTGAATCCCGCTGCGAACATCTCGCGAACAGAGGTGGCGTCGTGAGCACACTTTGGCTCAAGGCGAAGACGCGGACGTTGATCGCGGCTTGCGGTGGCCTGACGGAGGCCTCGCGGGCCTGTGCCGAGGGCGCGCGCAACTATTCGGTCCAGCATCTGAGCCGGTGCCAGACGGCCGGGCTTCCCGACATGCTGCCGATCGACATCGTGGCCTGCCTGGAAGCCTATTGCGGCGATCCGATCGTCAGCCGGGCCATGGTCGAGGCCCGTCCGGCGACCGTCGTCCCCGGCGAGCTGCGCGATGAAGCCGGCGACGTCATTGAGGCGGCAGGTGCCTTGTTCGGCCGCATCCGCGCGGCCCTGTCCGACGACGGCCAGATCAACGCCCGCGAGGCGGGCGAGATCGCCGGACTGCTGGAAACCGCCCAGGCGGAGCTGCGCGACGTCGCGGGGGCGCTGGACGGCCTGATCCGGGGGCGCACATGACCGACGTTGAACCGAATGCCAGCACGGCCACTCAGGCCGATGCGCCATGGGCCGAAACGTCGCTCGAAACGAGCCGACGCCTGGCCGGGCGGATCGTGCGCGAAGATGAGTGGCTCAACCCGGGCCTGGCCCGGCAGCGGGCATCATCCCTGACGGCCACCGGCAGCGACGGGGGTCCGTCGTGACCCACCGCCACGCGTTCCGACGGGGTGTCGCACCTCGGCCGTCAGAAAAGGACCTCAGGGTCTGGGGCCGATTGCTGAGCCGGGCCGAGCGGGTGCTGAAACGGCCTGACGACGTCGGATTGCCGTTCGTTATCGCCGCCGAGAAGGCCTGCAAGGCCATCGCGCCGGTCGGGCATCAGCACACCGGCAGCGCCTTCGTCGACCTGGCCCGGCTGGGCTGCGGATGGCTGAAGGTCCCGGGCAGCGAGCGGGCGGGGGCGCTGGACCAGCTGAAGATACTCACTGCGACCTGTCGGGAGGCCCTGGAGGTCTCCGAAGGTCGCCAACGCAAGGACATCGACGGATGACCACCCTGGGGGGGATGCTGACGGCCGCGCATATGGCGACGGCCCTGGTGGCGGCGGCGCGGGTGCGCGGCGTCGATCCGCTGGCCATCTATGCCGGGACGACGGCCAGCCGACGGGTCCGGATGCTGGCTGCGGCGGCCTGTGTGGCGCGGCTGCAGGTCACGCGCACGGCGATCGCGCCGATGTTCAAGATCGCATCGCAGGAACTGGCCCCGTCGATGCTGGCCAAGGCGGACATCACGCCTGATCAGCTGCTGGACGTCTCCGAGGCGCTGCAGGTGGCTGGGCTGGCCGAGCTGCCGAAAGGAACGACCCCCTCCCCGCAGCCCGCGGCGGCGCAGGTTCATCCTGCGCGTAAGCCCGTTGTCGTCCAGGATGCGGCGGGTGAGGCCCCATCTTCGCCTTGTCATGGTCAGAGCCCTGCGCCGGCGTCTGCGGTCAAGGCGTCACGGCCCACCCGCAAGGTAAGCCGCCCGGATCGGCGGTCCTACGAGGCCGCGCGCCCATCGGCCGGTCGCCGCGCGGGCACGGTGTCACGCCTGAAGCCGGTCAGCCCCCGCATTGCCAGCTGGGCCTCGCACTTTCTCGAAGCCGGATGGGACGATGGCGAGGTCGCCGAACTGTTCGACGTCTGTCCTGTCGATCTGCTGAACACGCTGGATCCTGTCGAGGTGCGGGCGTGACGTGTTCAGCCTGCGAAAGACTGCAGCGGGAGAAGGCTGAGCTGGCGGATGAGCTGCAGGCCTGGCGGGACCATGATCGGCGCGAAGCCGAGGCGGTGCTGGCGTCGCAGCAGCTTCTGGACTGGAGGACCGCGTTCGGCTTGACCAGCCAGGCGACCCGCCTGTTGCTGGCGCTGGTCGAGCTGGAGGGGCGACTGCTGTCGATTACGCGCGGAGTTTCCCTGATGGGTACCCGGGGCGATGAGGTCCATAACAAGATCGTTTCGGTCTACATCTGCAAGATCCGCAAGGCCCTGCGCGAACGCGGTATCGAGGGTGCCGTGGTCACCCATTGGGGCCAGGGCTGGTCCATCGCCCCGGGCATGGTCGAGGTCCTGAAAGCCCGCGTCGAGCGGCGGGCCGCCGGATGAGCACGCATGTGAAGGCCAAGACACCGCGGCGACCGCCAGCCGCCGTGTCCCTGCCGTTCGGCGGATCAGCCGTAATGGCCGGGCATGCTGGCCAGGTCGTCGAGGGCGACGATCCAGAGACGGCGCTGTTTCGCGCGCTGAACTACTTTCCCACGCCGCCCTGGGCGGCGCGTGCCGGCGGCGAGCTGGTCCGCATGCTCGATCCGGAGGCGCGCACGGCCTGGGAACCTGCCAGCGGCGAGGGGCACTGCGCCGTGCCGCTGGAAAGCTATTTCGAGGGCGGCGTCTGGCGGACAGACGTGCACGACTACGGCGGGCCGAACCGCCCGACATTCCTGGGCGACTTTCCGCGTGGCGATTTCGACGGGACGTCGTGCCCGAAGGTCGACTGGGTGATCACCAATCCGCCGTTTGCGAAGGCCGAGGCTTTTGCGGCCAAGGGCTATCAGGTCGCGAGGCGCGGTGTCGCCCTGCTGTGTCGGCTGGCCTTCGTGGAGTCGGTCGGCCGGCACCCGCTGATGTGCCGCAAGGTCCTGACCGCGCCATTCAGCGAGCGCGTGCCGATGCAGCTGGGCAGCTGGAACCCGGACCTGTCGTCCGCCTCGGCCTATGCCTGGTTCTTCTGGATGAAGCCGGAGGCGCTGGCCGCCTCGCCCTTCGAGGGCGCGATCCGGTCGGCGTGGTCGATGGAGTGCACGCTCGAGCGCCTGATCCCGCCCGGCACGCAGTCGCGACTGACGCAGGCCGACGATCGGGCCGTCTTCGCGGGCGAGACGCCGTCGTCGCAGCTCGAGCTGGCGGGGGTGGCGTGATGCGTTCGCCGGCCGATCTATTTCCAGCTTCGAATATGACGCGGCAGCTTGCGGATGGGATGTTTGGCACCGCCCGTGATCACGCATCCCTTTGCATACATGCTGTCCGTCAGTATCGGCTTGAACATGTAGTAGGCCGGGACCTTACCGTGCTGCTTGATTTCAGCCGGAACGATCTCGCTGAAATGCTTAGCAGCGCCGGCGTCGATCATGACCCCGACATCGTGATCCAGGGCTTCCATGCGCTCGACCAGCTGTTCCCTGAAAGCATCGAAGTGGGTGGCAACCGCGCGCGGCTCCATGAGGGCCCGAGCGCCCTCGATCAGGAAGCCCGACCGGCTCATGCCACGCGCTTCGGCCGCGACGTCGACCCGCTTCAGAAACTGGGCGCCGATCGAGATGTTGACGCGGACCGGAGCGTCCTCGACGTCGGCATCGACCAGCATGCGGCCGATCTCCTTCACCTCGGGATCGCCCTTGATGTCCTCGAGGGCCGTCGCGGCGGGAAAGGCGTCGCCGTCCTCGGCCATGCCCTGCAGGTGCAGGCTGAGCGCGTCGCGCGCAGCGGCGGGCAGTTCGACCATGGTCTCGGCGGCGGTGACGCAGCCGGGCAGGTCGGGAAAGAAGGCGGCGTAGCCCGCGTCCTGGTTTCCCTCGACGATGGCGACATAGATGACGGTCGACATGGTGACTCCTTGCGTCCGGCCCTAGCGAATTCTGAGGCCGGACTGACTTTCGATACTCTTGAGGGTGCCGATCGGCAGGTCCCTCTTCGGATGCGGGACGGTGACCCGTCCCTTGCGGCTCGGATGCTTGAACTGGGCATGCGAGCCCTTGGTGGCAACGCGGACCCAGCCGTTCGATTCCAAAACACTGATCACGTCGCCGCTTTTCATGTGTGTAGTTATACACACGCACACAGATACCGCAAGCGCAATACACACGATTACACACGCCCGCTGCGTTTTCATGAGGCTGCGTGATGCGGGACACCCTGTTCGAAGACGCCCAAGTGCGCGGCAGCATCCGCGATGTGGCCAGCGGGCTGAAACTATATCGCGCCGGCCGGACCATGCGCGGCGAATGTCCGGTCAACGGCTGCAGCGCAGGCAAGAAGGCGGACGGGGCCTTCTGGATCGACGAAGGCCGCAACCGCTGGGGCTGTTTCAGCTGTGGCGAGTCCGGGTCGGTGATCGATCTGGAGCATATCCTGCATTCGACGGGGACCGACACCATCCGGCATGCGGCGGCGCGTCTGGCCGGTGTCGACCTGGCCGTCATCGATGCCGAGCGCAAGGCGCGGGATGACGACTACCGGCCCGTCCAGGGCGTGACGGGCACCGGCCTGAGTGCGGCGGATCGTGCACGGTCGGCGTCGGCGACCCAAGACGCGCTGGAGCGCAAGGCGGAGCGGGCGGCGCGGCGTGCCGAGCAGGATCGCAAGGACGCCGATCGCGACCAGTGGATCGGAAGCCTGGCCGCAGGTCTCTGGGCCGAGGGTCGGCCAGCGGCGGGCACGCCGGTCGAGCTGTATCTGCGGGCGCGTGGCATCGAGGGCCGCCCCCTGGACCTGGCCCTGCAGCAGCTGCGCTATCACCCCGCCGCCTATCATTCCGGGCGCGAAGAGAAGGCGCTGCGCCTGCCCGCCATGCTGGCCCTGATCGTCGCGCCGCTGGGCCTGGATGTGCGTCCGACCGGCGGTGTGCATGTCACCTATCTGGCCGAGGACGGCGACATGATCTGGCGCCGGGCGCGGGTCGATCGGTCCAAGACCATCTGGGGTGATCCCAAGCTGTCACCGGCGGCGCTGCTGCAGGGCGACGACAGGCCGGATCGATGGGGCGGGGCGTGGCTGAGCCCGCCATCGGGGATCGGGCCGCTGATCGTCGGCGAGGGTATCGAGAGCGTGCTGTCGGCGGCCTGTCTGGCGAACGAGCCGGTGCGGATGGTGGCGGCGCTGAGCCTGAATGCGCTGCAGGGCGGATGGCAGCAGGATGCCTATGGCCGGGTCAATGTGGACACGCCCAAGGCGGACCCCGAGGCCCCGGCCTTCACCTGGCCAGAGCCAGAATCCTCTCCCTGGGGCGAGGTGCGCATCTGCGTCGACCGGGACATGGCGACCATCACGCGCAAGGTCCGCAAGGCGGGCGGCGGCACGTGGCGGCGACCGCTGGACAGCGAGGTCCGCGCCCGGGTGTGCGGCGGACTGGCCGAACAGCACTGGCGACAGGCCGGTGCGAAGGCCGTGCGCATCTGGGCCCCTGCGCCCGGGCGAGATTTCAATGATGAGCTGAGGGCGCGAGCCCTGTCCGGAGGACCGAAGGCGTGAGTTTCGAGTTTGCATCAGCGCCATCGACCGAGGAACTGGCCCGCTATGAGCTGTCCGACTGGGGCAATGCCAAGCGGTTCATCCGAATGGCTGGCGGCGTCTTCGACGAATACGGCGACCCTGACCTGTCGGCCTGTACGGTCCTGTACCTGAGGCGGCGCGGCTGGATCGCGTTCTCGCGCGGTTGCTTCGATCTGGAGCGGGGCGAGGACCTGGCGCATCGGCACGCCACGCGCGTCGTCGGTGCGCTGTTCGAACAGATGCAGATCCGCGCCGACGAAGGACTGGAGAAGGGCTGGTCTGCCCGCACCATCCAGTCCATCCGCGATTTTGCCGTCAGCGCCGGCAACAACGGCAAGGTCGGCGGGATGATGGCCATGGCCGCACCCTATCTGACCGTCGACATCGCCGACTTCGATCAGGACCCGATGGCCCTGAACTGTCGCAACGGCGTGCTGCGGTTCCGGAAGGATGCGAGCGGCGTGCCGCAGGTCACGTTCCAGAAGGGCCACGACCCGCGAGATCGCTTCACCCGAATGGTGGCGTGCGACTACGATCCGGAGGCGTCGGCGACCCTGTTCAAGGGCGTGGTCGATTTCGCCCTGCCCGTCGATGAAGACCGGCACTACGTCCACAAGACCATGGGCTATGCTTCGACCGGCTCTACCGAAGAGCAAAAGTTCTTCGTGTTCCAGGGCAAGGGCGGCGACGGCAAATCGACGATCGTGAATGCCGTGCGCGAGACGCTGGGCACCTATGCCACGGTGTCGGCGATCGAGACGTTCCTGGACACGGGACTGAAGCGAGGTAGCGAGGCCAGCCCGGACGTCGCGGCGCTGGCCGGAGACACCCGGTTCATCTCGGCCGGGGAGCCGCCATCCGGTTCCAAGCTGGCTACCGGTGCGATCAAGCAGTTCACCGGCGGCGGCAAGATGAAGGCTCGCGAGCTGCGTCAGGGCCTTTTCGAGTTCGAGAGCATCGGCAAGCCGTTCATCGAGTGCAACAGGCGGCCCGCTGTCAACGACACAGACGACGGCATATGGCGCCGACTGAAGATCGTTCCCTTCCGCGTCCAGGTGCCCGACAACCAGCGCGACGGTGCGCTGCCCCGCAAGCTCAAGGCCGAGCTGCCAGGCATACTGAACTGGCTGAGGGATGGCGTTCTGCTGTGGATGGCCGAGGGGCTGAAGGATCCGCAATCGGTCACGGACGCCCTGGAAGACTATCGCAAGGGGTCCAACCCCTTTGCCCAGTGGCTGGATGCGCGGACGGAGAAGGACCCGGACAGTCGGGTCGAGGCGTCGCAGCTCTACAACGATTACAAGGCCTGGATGGAAGACCAGGGCCACGACCGGCCCATGTCCCAGAAGGCGTTCGGTGCCGCCCTGGGTGACATGCAGATCCTGACGGCTGGCATGGGCGGCAACGGGCGTGTCACCCGTCGCGGGCTGAGGCTGAAGGGGGCCTATGTGCGCTCGGCCGGCGACATGAACGGGCCTGGCGCCGGCGGCCCGATCGGCAGCTCGGCTTTCGACGGCAACGACCTCGGTCCCGAGTGGGAGCGCGAACCGTGACGACAGACGATTACAGAGGATCAGCCCTATCGTCTGTGCGGTTTGAACCCCGGCGGCCGAATTACAGACGATCAACGGTCTGTCGAGCGCCGAAAGGTCTGCTGTTTAACCCCCTGATTTATATGGCGTTACAGACCTTACAGACCTTGCAGACGATTGGTCGGGGAAGGCCTCCATGAGTGCGCGACGTGCGGGCGAACGCAGACGGATGCAGGCGTGAACGTCTGTCTGTGGTGTGCGGTGAGGTGTCAGGTCGGTCGGTGTGAGATGTTGGTCAGGATTGATAGAGATGAAAAATAACCAACCAAGAATAGGGGGATACTTCTGGTATCTCGTCATAGCCAAGCGGGGGCGTGAGCGCCTGGCGAAGGAGAACCTCGAACGCCAAGGCTTTGAGGTCTATCTGCCCATGCACGCTCCGGCGATGCGGGCGTTGAGCGACAAGCCGGGGCAGGCGCCCGCTCCCCGACCGTTCCTGCCGGGCTATCTGTTCGTGGCTGTCGACCTCGATGCTCCGGGCTGGCGCAAGATCTACTCCACGTTCGGCGTGCACAGCATCTACACCTCGGGCAGCGGCGACGCGGCCCGGCCTCGTGCCCTGCCGAACAGCTGGATCGAGCAGTTGCAGATGCGCGAGGTCAACGGCCTGATCGTCATGCCCGGGACGGACGGCGTGAAGTCCAAGTTCGAGCGCGGAGCGGCTGTCACCTACCACGGTCGGTCGGCAGACATCGAAGCGGTGTTCATCGAGCCGGTTGACGCGAAGCGCGTTGCGATCATAGTCTCGCTTCTCGGACGTGATTCGCGCCAAGTCGTTAGCGTTGACGCGGTAGCCAAACGATCCGCCTGAAACGGACTGCTCCCGGCGAGCGTCCGTGCGGTAGCCATCCAAGACCAGTCTCTCTCGAAGCCCGCCCGGTCTGACCAGGCGGGCTTTCGCGCACCTAAGATAGGAGCCAAGTCGCATCGTCGATGGGCACCCCCCTCCCCCTCGCGGGTCCTTCCGGGGTCCTCCAGCCCAATACGGTCGGGCAGGGCGTGAGACTTTTCAAAACAGCCAAATCTCGCATGCGTGGCACGGATCGCGCACGTAACAGCGAGTAGCGCACGGAAACTGCACGCATGAGCGCACGGAACCCGCCCGAACCGGGCTGGGTCACCGTCGCCGCCGCAGCGGCGGCGTTGACACGCCAAGGCGACACGATCGATGCCTCGAATGTGTCGCGGTACCTGGCCCGCAACCCCGATGTCCCGCAGCGGAAGGACGGCAAGTTCCGCTACGTGGACCTGGCGGCGCTTACCCGTCACCGTTCGAGCTCGGTTTTCGTGGTCGACAAGCGCATGGCGCGCGAGATCGAGCCGGTGCCGGCGACGCGAACGGCATTCGCGCCGGCGGCGTCTTACGATGCCGATGATGATGGCCCGACATCGGGCGGCTCGGCGCTTACGGCCGGCAAGGTCGAGCTGCAGCAGATCGAGCTGCGCCGCAAACGCCGGGAAGAAGACGTCGAGGCCGGTCGCCTCATTCCAATCGAGGACTTGCGCGTAGTGGTCTCGGCCATGATGGGCGCTTACACCGCCGAGCTGGCCCGCCAGGAGCAGAGCCTAACGGCCAAACTGGGTGCCGAGGCCGGCACAGAGATCCGCAAGGCCATCCGGGCAGCCCGAACGGCCGCGACGACCCGCCTGATCGAGGCGGCGAAGGAGCAGCTGCACGATACCGCCGCCAGTCACGTCGCCGGTTTCGGCGGAGCGGCTGTGGCGGCGGCCTGACCATGGCATTCGATGCGCCGATATCGAGGGGCGCGGCGCAGGTCGTGCTGGATGTCGCGACGGATGTCCCTACCGCGCCGCCGGCTTCTACCTGCCGACCTATGTGATCGAGGTGATCGATGAACGCTGATGCCGAGGTCGCGCACGTCTCCCTGCCCTTCGCTGCAGCGCCGCGCCAGATCGCGGCCTTTCCCGGCGAGACCCTTCGCATCGTGCTGGCCCGCGCCGTCGAGGCCGGCGCCCTGCCCGTCGAGGATCTGGAACGGACCGTCGTCTACAGGAACGGCGTGGCCCTCGACCGGGCCCAGACGCTGGATGTGGTGATCGGCGCGCGCGACCAGATCAATGTGGTCGTTGAACTGGAAGGCGGCGGTGGCCGCCGCAAGGATATCGGACAGGTCCTGTTCCAGCTGGCCATCATCGTCGTATCGGCCTGGGTCGGAGGTCCAGCCGGACCGCTGATGCAGGCGGCCACGATCGTGAGGGCCGTCGCCGCCGCCGCCGTCGTGGCCGTGGGCTCCGCAATCTCGGCCGAGCTGTTCAAGCCCGAGGCGACCGGCGGTGCCTCCGGCGACAAGTTCGCCCTGCAGGGGGCCACGAACCAGTGGCGGCCCTGGCAGTCCATGCCACTGGCCCTGGGGGCGGTCGTCGTGGCGCCCGACATGGCGGCCAAGACGTTCACGCGGAACATCGGCGACGACAACTGGATTTTCGGCATCCTCGGCCTGCACTACGGCCCGTGCGTCGTTTCGGAGCTGCGCATCGGCGATACCCTGGTGTCGAGCCTGTCTGCCGACGAATTCGAAATGGTCGAGCATCTGGAGCCCGGCCCGCGAACCTTCACCCTTTATCCCAACGACACGGACCAACTGGACCTCACCGAAGAGCTGAACAAGGACGGTGTCACCGCCGTGGTCCGCGCGGCGGGCTCGGAGGGAGAGACGTTCGAGCTGGATTTCTTCCTGCCGGAAGGGCTGCATTTCGCCAAGGAAGACGGTCGCCTGATCAATGCCACGGTGTCGGTCACGGTGAGAGCAAGACCGCTCGATGACCTTGGCCTGCCCGCAGGCGCGTGGACGGCCGCCGGCAGCTTCAGCCTGACCAACCGGACCCGCGAACCGGTCCGCCACACCCATACGGTCCAGCGCAGCCTGGGTCGCTATGAGTTCGAGATCATCCGGAACGTCCCGGATGACGACAACGAAAAGCGGCACGACCGGATCGTCCTGGTGGCTATCAAGGCGATCGCCTTTCGCAAGCCGGTGGCGGACGAGGTCCTGTCGATCATCGAGTTCAAGGTAAAGGCCACGTCGCTCAATCAAGGCACGCTCGCGGCCATCACCTGCCGCATCGAACCTGTCTGTGAAGTCTGGGATGCCGGCGCGGCGGATTGGACGACGGCCGAGCCGACCAGCAATCCGGCGGCCCTCACCCGCTGGCTCATGACCGGACCTGCGCCCGCCAAGCCCCTGACGCCAGACCAGGCCGATGCCGGCCTGACCGACTGGTTCGAGACGTGCGTACAGTACGACTGGATGGCCGGGCTCTACATCACCTCCGACCAGAGCCAGAAGGACGTCCTGGCCCTTGTCGAGGCGACAGGCCGGGCCAGTCTGTGGTGGGACGGACAGGCCCTGCAGGCGGCTTGCTGGGCGGAACGCCCCGCGCCTCGCCAGATGTTCACCGGCCGGAACCTGCGCGAGCGGTCGGGATCAATCGTCTATCCTGAAACCGTGCACGCCCTGCGCGTCGAGTTCGCCAATATCGCCGAGCGCGGCGATGCGGACGAGGTCTATGTCTATGCCAGCGGGTATGGCCCTATGGCCGATCCCGAGGCCGATCCCCCCGTCCTGGCCGCCACGCGGGTCGAAGCGTTCCGCGTCGATGGTCAACGATCGATCCAGCGCGCCTACCGGGACGGGGTCTGGGAACTGGAACGGCGGCGGCTGCAGCGGCGGGTCGAGACCTGGATGACGGACGTCGAATACCTGAGCGCCGGGTATGGCGATCGGGTGCTGCTGAGCTGGCGCGGCGTGGCCGAGGGTCTGGGCGAGGCGCGTGTCCGGGCCCGCCGGTTCGCCGGCGGCCTGGTGACAGGGCTGAGGCTGGACCAGGACGTGGAGATGGTGCCCGGCGAGGACTATGCGGCCGACCTGCGATTCGCCGGGCAGGCCGTCAGGGGCGTCGAGTTGGTCACTGTGGCCGGCGCGTCGCGCGAAATCCTGTTCGCCACGCCCCGGGCCATCGAGGACAGTCCGTCCGCCGGCGACCTGATCGCCTGGGGCAAGACCGGCACCGTCACAAGCGACCTCGAACTGGTGGGTATCGAGCCTTCCGAAGACCTGACCGCGCGCCTCACTGGCCGGAAATATGTGGCACCGGCCCTCATCGCCGCCGAGCAGGCTGACGTGCCCGGCTTGACGACAGGCCTGACCGGCACGTCCCGGAGCAAGCCCCCGACGCCCTTCCTGCTGGGCACACAGGGCGCGGCGAGCGGGGTCAGGGTCAGCTTTTCGGTTGCGGCATGGAACGGTTCGCCGATCGTCGCCATCAACGCCCGGTGGCGCGTCACGCCGGACGACGTCGATGCCGGCGGCTGGACAGACCTTCCGCCGCTGGCCGCCTCCGGGCGGATGCTCACCACACCGCCCCCGCGCCTGCTGCCTACCCTGTCGGGCGACGACCGGGACGTGACCCTGGATGTCGAGATCCGGACCGTGACCGCCGCGGGGCAGGTGTCGGACCCGCTGGCCGTGACGGGGATCCTGATCGACCGCGACCTGGACGATCCCACACCGGGCGGCGACCCTGGCGTTCGAGATCCGACGCGGCGGGACACGACATCCGGAACGGCACCGGGCACGGTCACCGAAAGCGAAGTGGCCATCGAGGCGCACGTCGCCGTTTTCGCCACAGGCGAGATCCTCGAGTTGCCCGAAGGGGCGGTGGAGGACCTCGATCCGTCCACGAAGTACGGCATCTTCTGGCGCGAGGACGAGGGTTATACGGCCGAAGCCTATCCTGCCCTTACGCTGGCCCGCACCGGCCGACGCGTCTTCGTCGGCTGGCATACCACCACCCAGGTGGGCGGCGGCTACCCGATCGAGACGCCCCTTCCGCCTGGTTCCGGCGGCACCGGCAACACCCCCATCACCATTTCCCCGGACCCCTGATCATGAACGTCTTCGATCCGGCCTCCTTCGCGATCACGGTCTGGCGCAACAGCCCGTTGAGGCTGCCTTTCCGGATGCTCGACAAGGTAACCCGCCAGCCCCTGCCGCTGACCGGGAACCGCGTCTGGGTGCAGGTCCGCGAGTACCCTGGCGCTACCGGCGATCCACTGCTCGATCTCTCGACCGACGACATTTCGGGCGACCGGGTCGAGGTCATCGACAGCCTGGCGTGTCACCTCGCGTTAAACGTCCTGGAGGCGACGCTGGATGATCTGCCCTGGCCCCTCGTGGGACGGGCAAGCCCGCCGATCGTGCTCTCATACGACCTGCGCTACGGCCCCGCCGACAGCGAGGTGCTGATGTGGGAGGGCGACTGGATCCTCAAGACCGGAGTGACCCGCAATGCCTGACGTCATCGTCGAGGTCGACAGCCGGCCGGTCGAGATAGAAGTGGGGGTGGGTCCCGAGACCCTCCGGGACATTCTCACGGCCATCGAGGCCGCTCGCGCACGCGCCGCCGGTTACGGGATTTCGGATCCACTCCTGGCTACGGCCTTCATCGACGCCAGTGTCGAGGCGGACTTTGCCCAGGGCATATATCGCCGGGGTCATGTTCTGAGCACATCGATACTCGCGCTGCAGGGGTGGACCTTCACGCGTACCGGGGCTGGAACCGCCCCGACCGCAGCAGACGGCGTTGTCTCCTTTGCGACCGGAGCGCCCCGGATCACGGACGTGGGCCTTACGGTCGAGACGGCCACCACAAACATCTTGCCGTTTTCCCAGCAGCTGGACGACGCAAGCTGGTCGAAGATCGGTGCGGTCGCCGTGACTGCCAACAGCGCCTACGCCCCCGACGGAACCCTGACCGCCGATCGCCTGCAGCTCGGAGCCGCAGCGGCCTATGTTTCGAAGACGACGTCCGGCGGGCTCACGGCGGGGGCACCCGTCACCTTCTCCTTCTGGGCGCGCGGAACCGGCACCATCGGCGTCCGGTCGGGCGCAACGGCCGTGTCCCCGGTCACCCGGGTGCTCACCAGCACATGGCAGCGGTTCTCCTGGACCTTCAACGGCGGGACGTCCGAAGTCTTCCAGTTGACGAACAACAACCTCGTGCCGGGTGCCAGCGCGACCATTGATGCCGATATCTGGGGTGTTCAGGTCGAGGGACGGAGCTACGCCTCATCATATGTTCCAACCACGACGGCAGCTGCTACCCGGGCCAAGGACGACGCATCTTTCGTGGTTGCCGCGTCAGAAGGCGGCGTGTTCGTCGACGTCAATCTGCCCGCCCACGCGCCCCCGTCCGGATCGCAGGCCCTGGCAAGCTGGTCGAACGGGTCCGACCGGCATCTGATGCTGGTCCGCACGGCCGCCAACATGCTGCTGCTGATCCTCTATAAGCCGGACGGTATCGTACAGGCCAGCGTCGCGGGCTTCGGCGGAGCCCGGCGGCTGAAGGCATTCTTTGGCTGGGGCGCAGGGCAGATGGTCTGGGCCGTCGATGGTGTGGAGCGTACCGCTTCACCCCTGCCTCTGCCGCTGAACCTGTCCATTGTCCGGCCCGGCTCTGACTTTGTCTCGACCGACAAGCTCAGTGGATCGGTCCGACGCCTCCTGATCGCGACGCGCCTGCCGACGCTGGCTCAGCGCATAGCTATGACGGCCTGACCATGAGTGTCGACATCATCGGTGCGATCTATGATCCGCCAGCAGAAGACGGTGCGGCACCGGTCCGCCGCTATGGCTGGCACGTCAATGTCACGCCGGACGTTCTGGTCCGCAATCCCGATCTGGCCGCCCGGGTGATCAGCCCGGAGACCCTACGACAGGTCTGGGCCGGGGACGACCCCGCTGCCCCCGTAGAGACGATCGCCCTGCGTTTCGCGGGAGAAGCACAGGGTCTGGAGGCCCTGGCCGCTCTCGTTTGACCGCCTTTGCGCCCGTGTAGCGTCAGTTCTGGAGGGGCGTCATGCCGAACATCAGCGGTGTCGCGGCCCTCTGGGGCTTCATCGGCGGGGTTGGTTATGCCGGGACGCGGCTGGCCACAGCGCTCTGGGGCGGCGAGGAGATCCCCGTCCAGGCCCAGCGCCTCGCCTGGGCACAGTTTGTCCTGTCCATGATCCTGGCCCCTTTTGCCGCGCACGCCTTCACGCCCATCGTCCTGGACGCTTTCCCCGCGGCCACCCTGCCCGCGACGGGCCTCATGCTGGGTCTGTCCTTCAATGCGATCTGGCCGCTGCTCATCGAGCGGGGCTTCCTGCGTCAGCTGATCGCTGATCTGGCGCGGGGCCTGGCCGATCGCCTCACCTCAGGAGCGTCCAAATGATCAGCGCCACCCTCGTGACGACCCTTTCAGCCGTAGCGATCCTGATCAGCGCGATGGCCTTGGGGCTATGGCAGATACTCTCGGCCCCGGATCGACCCAACTATCCAACGTCAGGTCGCGTGAAGCGCGCGATGATGTTCGTGCTGGTCGTCGTTCTGGGTGGTCGCGGGACCGAGATGCTGACCAGTCTGTCTGGTCCTGACCCGGTCCTTTCGACGCCCTTTCAGGCGCTGTCGTCCTTTGCGCTTTGTGGCCTGTTCCTGGCCTTCCTGGTCGACCACTGCCGCAACTGGCTGCCTGCCAGAACGCAGCGCAACATCCAGCGCCTCTACAAGATCGCGCGCTGCAGCCCGTCACGCGGCCTGATGTCGGCCCGGCAATCCTCGAACCTGTCGGCTGGACTATCGCCTCAGGGAAAAGGCCACCTGGCCCAGCCCGCCCTTGCAGACCTCGCTCTTCGCGGGGTTCGCGTCGCCGGCCCAAACGAGGGCCCTGAAGCCTTCACGGATGCGCCATGAGCGAAGCCAATGCCACCTTGGAAACCGCTGCCGCTGCCGTGACCGGAGTAGGGTCGCCGGACAATGCCAATGTCACGCGGCCCGCGTCGGGTGCCGTCTGGGCCCTCAGCGGTGCCCTTTTAACGGCTTGCGTGTTCGGGGGCTGGGTCATAGGCGTGCTGGCCTGGTGGGAGGATTGGCCCGCCTCGGCCGCGCCTCTGCGGATCCATTTTTTGGGCTGGATGGGCCTGTTGTCGATCGGCTGCATTCCCGTCGTCGTCATCGCCTTCGCCACCCCGTGGATCGGGCGGATAAGCGCCAGCGCGGGATCGAATTCCTTTTCAGTGGAGGCGCGTCAGTGAGCCAGGCCCTGCAGAACAGGTTCAAGCGCGGGGCGTCGTATCGGCGTTTCCTGGCAGTCCGATCGGGTGACCCTACGGACGTTATCGTGACCGCCGCGCTTAAACCGGCCGTCAACGCTGCGTCGCCGGGTGACCAGGTGCCGCCGTCCGTCACCTTCGGAGTGACCTTTGTCGCCCATCGGGATCCGCTGGACCTCACATCGCCGCCCGGATTCCTGTGCGAGCTGACTCCGTCTCAGACATTGAGCCTAGTGCCGGGTGCCTACGTCATGGACGGCCGGGCCGCACTGGGCGGGGACGTCGTCTACACCGCGACCGAGGCTGTGACTGTCGATGAACGGGTCACCGAGGATGACTGACGCCATCGTGCTGCAGTGGATGCCGGCGGTGCCGATTCTGGTCCTCCAATGGGAGGCTCCGGACGGAGACCTGGATCCCATCCTGCCGGATGCTCCCCTGCCTACGGTGCCGACCGTGATTGGTCAGCCTGGTCCGCCGGGCCCGCCCGGTCAGGACGGTGCCGCATCCATTCCCCCCATCCTTGACGGAGGCTTCGCATGAGCCGTTTTCGCAATCTACGCCGCGCCGCTGGCCAGACGGCGGGTCCACCCGCCTCGCTGCTGTCGGGCGAGATCTTCTACAACATGACCGACGGCATTTGGTACGGCGGCTTCGGGGACAATGGCTCCGGCACCGCGACCTCTGCCCTCGCCTTCGCCAGCGACAACTTCCGCTACAACCTGCCCGAAGGCACGAACGGCAAGGTGCTGAGCTTCAGCGGCGGCGCTCCGGTCTGGACCGATCCGCCCGAGGGCGGGGCCAGCTATACGGCCGGGACGGGCCTCTCGCTGACGGGTGCCGAGTTCTCGGTCAACTTCACCGTGGTGGCCGAACGGACGTGGGTCAGCAGCAACTTCGCCGCCGCCTCGCACACCCACAACGCCAGCGACATCAATGCCGGGGTGCTGAATGTCGCTCGCATCCCTGACCTGGACGCCAACAAGATCACGACCGGCGTCTTGGATGTCGCCCGCATTCCCGTCTTGCCCTCGCAGGTGCAGGTCGTATCGACCGGCGGCATCGCAGACCTGACCTCTCCCCAACAGGCCACCATCGGCCAAGGCACCGTCGTCACCACGACGGACGGGCGGCGCTGGGTGTATACCGGCACGGGCTCCAAGACCTCGGAGGCCTCCTACACCGTCCTGGCAGACGTCACGCCGGAATGGACTGCCATCGCCAACAAGCCCGCGTTCGGCACCATGTCCACACAGGACGCCGACGATGTGGCGATCACGGGCGGCACTCTGGACGGGGTCGAGATCACCAATGTGATCCTAGACGCTGGCACGGCCTGATCCGTGCCCGCCGTCGTCAAGCACCTCAGGATCACGCGGGCCCAGCTGGATGCTCGGGGCTCGGCCGGCACGATCCAGCTGGGTCAGGTCTATCTGATCACAGCGGAGAATCGGCTGGCCGTCGGCACCAGCACCACAACCTATGCTGTGGCCGAAAAGCAGACCGACAGCGCCATCCCCTTGGTCGTCGACGGCGGCGGGGTGGCGATCACGACCGGGACCAAGTTCGCCTTCTCGGTCCCCTTCGCCTGCACCATCGTGGGCTATGATCTGTTCGGAGATCAGACCGGGTCCATCGTCATCGACCTGAAGAAGGCGACCTATTCCAGCTATCCGACGACCGCGACCATCACGGCCAGCGCCAAGCCGACGCTCTCCAGCGCCCGGAAGGCGACCAGCACCACCCTGACCGGCTGGACGACGGCCGTTGCCGCCGGGGACGTGATCGAGGTGGTGGTGGACAGCGTCACGGCATTGCTGATCGCCACGCTGGTGCTGAAGGTCCGGAAGGTCTGATATGCCGACCGTTGCCTACGGCATAAGCGCAACCGAAGACGACACATCGGGTGGCTCTGGCCTGGGTGGCTTCGACATAACCGCTATCATTCTGGGAGACGGCTCTGCCTTTGGCATCGGCCCCCTTTACGCTGGCCTGCGCTTCAATGGCGTAGACGTGCCTCAAGGAGCCACGGTAACCGCGACCCTGACGGTTAAACAGAAAACCGTCTCTCCTACGCTTGGAACAACATTTAGCGGAACCGCATGGGGAACACTTCATAGCGTTGTTATAGACGACGCCCCAGTATGGACTTCGACCAACCCCCAGGTGGCGGTAAAGAGTCCTCAATCCGTAACAATCATCAACAGCGAGACGGTCGTATATGACATAACCGCGCTTGTGCAGCCTCGCATCAGTAGTGCCGGGTGGGTTGCTGGAAACGATCTTGCCTTCGCCACGGACGCGACCGGCGCAAATGGGCACATGGAATGGATAGACCGTAACGCGTCGTCCACCGACTGTGCCCAACTCTCAATCACCTATGAGGCGGGCGGACCTCCGACCCTATCCGACCTGACCCTGTCAGCTACGATTGCCGACACCGCTGCGAACGGCACTGTAGCCGGGACTGTGGCAGGGCGCACTGCGTCATCGACCCTGACCCTGACAGACGACGCAGGCGGCGCGTTCGCCATCGACAGCGCGACTGGCGAGATCACCAAGGCCGGGACGCTCTCATACCTGTCCTCTCCGTATTCGATCGCTGTGCGCGAGACGCTGACCGGCGCGACCAATACGCCGAACGACACCACCCTGTCCGTCACGGTCACGCGCGGCTATGTAGGACCGAAGTGGCTGGGCGTCGGCACCATCGCCAGCGGGACCGGCAACGTCACGCCAGCCCTCCCCGCCAGCATGACTGTTGGCGAACGCATGGTGTTGATCGCTGAAAGCGCCAACCAAGCCATAGCGGCCCCCTCTGGCTGGACCGAAGTCACCGGAAGCCCCCAAGGCACCGGCACAGCAGCAGGGACGGCAGCAACCCGCCTCGCCGTCTTCACGCGGGTCTATCAGTCGGGCGACGCGGCTCCGACGATCACCGACCCGGGCGACCACTGCATCGCCCGCATCCACCGCTTCGAGGCGTCAACGGTCGGGGAAAGCGCGGGCAATACGTCGAGCGCCAGCACGTCTGGCACGATGCCGTCGATCACGACGACCGCTGACGATGCCCTGATCGTCCTGTGTGCGTCCGTTGCCACTGACGTCGGCACGGCCCGGTTCAGCAACTGGACGAATGCCGCACTGTCCAACCTGACGGAGCGCTCGGACGACGCCACCACGCAGGGCAACGGCGGCGGCCTTGGCCTGACGACCGGCGAGAAGGTCACGGCTGGCGCAACGGGGACCACGTCGTTCACCGCAGCGACATCAACGGTCCAGGGGCGACTGACCTTCGCCCTCTACGCCTCATCGGCAGGGCCCGTGCGCGCGCCCCGCGCCTACGCGATTTTCATCGACTAGCCACGTATCGGCGCACCCCGCGCCGCTTCCTGACATTGGAGAGAGACCATGGCCTATATCCTGGGTGCGAAGTCGCTTGCGCGGCTAAGCGGCGTTCATCCGGATTTGGTGCGCGTCATCAAGCGGGCGATCACCATATCCAAAGTGGACTTCATGGTGATCGAGGGCGTCCGTTCCCGCGAACAGATGATGATCAACTATGGCAAGGGCCGCACGGTCGCCCAGCTGGCGGCCAAGGGTATTCCCGCCAAATATGCCAACCCCTCATCCGGCAAGGTGACGTGGCTGGCCAATCCGTTCGGCTCCAAGCACGCGATCCAGAAGAGTGGCTTTGCGGAGGCCGTGGACTGCCTGATCGCGCCTTACGACTGGAAAGAAGGTCCCGGCTGGAAGCTGATGAACGACGCCGTACAGCAGGCCTCGAAGCTGGAAAACGTGCGCGTTCGCTGGGGCCGTGATTGGGATGAGGACGGCATCATCGGTGAGAAGGGCGAGACTGACGGCCCGCATTTCGAGCTGGTCCGATGACCGAGGAAGTAGAAGCCGCGTCGGCCAAGCGCGTGAAGACTAGCTATGTCGGGGTCCCCGCCATCTTCGAACTGGCGCTGGCCTGCAACCTCCTGACTCGTGCCTACGGTAATCATACGATCTATCACGTCGGCAGTTCGCGTGAGCGGCCAGACTGGCGGGACGTCGATCTTGTGATGATCATGTCCGACGAAGCCTTCGAGGCTGAGTTTCCCGGTTCGCCTGTCCATAGTGCTGCCTGGGAGCTGACACCCAAGTGGCTAATCCTGACCGTAGCGATCTCGAAGTGGCTTACCGAGAAATCGGGGGTTCCGGTCGACTTCAAGTTCCAGCCTCGCACCTTCGCGAACGAGCATCACCACGGCCCTCGCAACGCGATCGGCCGCTTCCTCGAAGTGCCTGATTGCGAAGACGGCTGAGGCCTCTTCACCACCTCATCAGCCCCTTTCAATCAAACGGATCCTCGCCATGCCTGATCGCCTGCACAACGCCCTTTTCTATGCCGTCGTCGCCATCCTGTTTCTAATCATCGCCACGCTGCCGTTCCTCGCCGTTCTCAGTTGGGGCGTGGCGTGGGGCATCTTGGCGACCGTCGCCCTCGCCATTGCTCTCTTGATCCTGTTCAATCGACTGACAGACGCCGACCCCGGCGCAGCCATGGTCGGCGGCATCGGTTTCGCCGGGGCGGGCTTCGCCCTGATCATCGGTCTAGTTGCTGGCCTGATCTGGATTATCGGCAGGGCGCTGATATGAGCCGCCTACTGTCGGCCGTCGCAGGCTGGAAGGGTTATGTCCTGGTCCTGGCCCTCGGCATCGCCCTGGGCACCGGCGGGACGTGGAAGGTGCGCGACTGGATGGCGGCCGAGGCCGAGGCGAAACAGGCCAAGGCCGACCTGAGGGCTGCCCGGATCGTGGTCGATCGCACTCAGGAAGCCGCCACCATCACCCAGGACATCAGCGCCTCGGTCGATCAGCGCCGGGCCGAGACGCGCATTGTCTATCGCACCATTACCGAAAGGATTCCCGTCTATGTCACGCCTGAGATCGATCGCGCCTATCCTGTGCCTTACGGCTTTGTCCGCCTGCATGACGCCGCAGCCGTCGGTGCCCCGCCAGCCCTTTCCGACGGCACCGGGCAACCTGATGACGCCCCCTCAGGCGTTGCGATCTCTGCCGTCGCGGGCACCGTCACCGGCAACTACGGCCAGTGCTACGCCTGGCGTGACCAGCTGATCGGGTGGCAGGACTGGTATCGTCAGCAACAGGCGGCCTGGGAGACGCCAGACGGCTGATCGGAACCATGGGCTCTGCCGCGCGCTGATCGCAGGCATAGCCGGATGCAGAGGCGGCACCCCGGCAAAATGGGCCGCTTCGCTTCTCCCGTGATTGAACCCTAGCCCCTCGGTGCCTCGCGCACCGGGGGGCTTTGTCGTTTCAGCCGGGGATCAGCGCCCCACGGTCTCGCGCCCAGGCGTAGTAATCGCCGATCGAGAAACGCACTTCTAGCGCCATTCCACCCTTCGCCCCGCAGCCCGAACAGACCAGGTGGTGCGCGGCCAGCTTCAGCGACATGTCTGTGTCCAACTTCTCAGTCGCCACGGACGCTGCGACGTAGCCGGTCCGCCCGCATCGGCAGAAGACGTCCAGGCCGATGCCGTTTTTAGTCCAGGTGGAGATCGGGAGCGTCATCGATGGCGGTATGTGCGCTCCCAGTGCTCATGCTCGGACATCACGCGAAATCGGCCTAATCCCATGGCGATCATGCCATTCAGGATGCGGGCGTTCTCTGCGGGAGAAACCGGGTGCGCGTTCGAACCGGAATGGTGCGGCCCATAAGGTTCAGTTTCCAT